CTGCACCTACTGGATGGACCAAAATAATAACACAAGATAATAAAGCTTTAAGAGTTGTTTCGGGTACGGGTGCAGGTTCTGGTGGAACTACAAATTTTACTACGGTATTTTCCCCTACTGTAGCTTTAACTGGAACAGTAACTGCACCTACCAGTGGAATTCAACCTGGACCTGCTTTAGTTACAAGTCAAATTCCTTCCCACATCCACTCCAATGGTGGTGAAGTATCCTTAACTATTAACCCTCAAAACCCAGATGGTTCATATACTGGTGGAGATGTTAGAGCTGGAACTGGTTGGTCAAGAAATTCACCAGCAACAGGTTCAGGTGGATCAGATCAAACTCACACCCATCCATTTACAGGATCTGGTCCAATTGGTAGTTTGGGTCTAAGTGTCGGTGTTCAATATATTGACATCATCATGTGTAGTTTTGATGGATAAAATAAATAACTTAAAATATCTCTTAGTCGGATAATAGTATAATGGCAGCAGTATTAACAACAACTGGAATAACGTTTGGTGACGGTACATCACTAAATTCCAAATATGGAATAGTGCCTCAGAGTAGCGTATCGGTTTTTTTCCAAGCATCTGCCCCTACTGGATGGGCTCAAGTAACGACCCAAAACGATAAGGCTTTAAGAGTCGTTTCTGGTACTGGTGGTGGTTCTGGAGGTACTACTGCTTTTTCATCTGCTTTCCCTAATAGTTTAAAACCTGTTACTACTACAGTTACTATTACTGGAACTGTAGGGGATACTACTCTTACGACAGCACAACTACCTTCGCACACTCATGCTAATGGTGGATCCATAGGATTAACTCCTGGTGGCGGTGATGTTGCCTCTGGTGGAGGTTGGACAAGAAATTTCCCCAATAGTGGAGCTAACCCCGTACCTAATGGTGGGGCTCACTCACACCCATGGAGCGGTACAGCTCCTTTTTCAGCAAGTATAGATTTTAGAGTTCAATATATTGATGTTATAATTTGTTCTTTATCCTAATTTTTGGTATAATTATTGTATTCGTGGACTGATCTTATATGTTTAAAAAGACTGAACCTGGGACATACTGCCCTTTAATCAAAAAAGATTGCATTGAAAATAAATGTGCTTGGTATATGCATGTTAGAGGTATGAATCCAAATACTGGTGAAGATGTTGATCACTGGGGATGCGCTGTTTCATGGATGCCAATGCTTACAATAGAAAACTCTCAACAACAAAGATCTACTGGAGCTGCTGTAGAGTCATTTAGAAATGAAGTTGTTAAGGCTAACGAAACGAATAGGGAAATATATATACAAGGATTAATGAATCAAAACTTTGTTCCTGTCAATGTAACTCCATTGACTCAAACAGGATTGCCTTTCGGAGAAGAAAATGAGACTGACGATAATTCCAAGTGATAGAACTGTTTACATAGACGGTGAGTATTATTCTGACATTGATATGAGTTGGGTTCCCCAAATCAATGGTGTAGCTGTACACGCTGTTCAGTGGTATGGTGATCATGGTAGTGTAGAGTTGGTTACTCAAGATCCGAATATCGAAATTACAGAGTTGGGTGTTTGGGAACAATCTATAGAGTTATGGCAAAAGAAAAAAGAAGAACATCAATTGTGGTTGGAAGAACAAAAAGCATTGATGGAAGTTCGCAATTTTTCTCAGTATGAAGGATATGGTGACTTAGATGATCTAATGGCTCTAGATTATATTTTGGAAGAAGAAGAGGAAGAGGAAATAGTTGAAATTGATGTAATGGCTGAAGACTTTGAAAATCAAAGTGTAGAAGAAGCTTCTGAATCTGATTTGGTGGTTGGTGATATAAACTACGAAGAACTTGAGTCTGTAGACAATGAAGTATCGGAAGAGGATCAAATTTATTACGATATTGAAGAGTTGTTAAAAGAAATTTAAAATTTTTTTGTTTGTTATGAATAATCTAAATCCTTCCATCAAGGTAAACAATTATCTTGTTGTCAAAAATTTTATAGACATTAAAAGATCTAAAAGTTTATCAGATGAGTTTAATTCTTTCTGTGATAAAAATAATGTACTTGGTGACGATCAGGCTTTAAACTCGTCCTCGGTATACAATTATATTTCTTTCTTAGAACTTCTTTGTGAAAAAACTCCAGAGATTAGTAAAATCTGTGGGGAAACTGTATTGCCTACTTATTCTTATGCCAGAACTTATCGAAAGGGCAGTGTTTTAAAAAAACACACTGATAAAGATCAATGTGAAGTATCATTGACTGTTAACTTAGGTAGTGATCGGCCGTGGTTAATTTGGATTGAAACTCCCAATAGTGATAAACATAATATTATGTTGTCTCCTGGAGATGCATTACTGTATATGGGATGCGATGCACCTCACTGGAGAGATGAATATGATGGTGAATGGTACACACAAGTATTCCTGCATTATGTTTTCAGTCGTGGAAATAGAGTTAATAGTTATTTTGATAAAAGTCATTTAGGGATAAATTGTGATCAACATGGAAATAAAGTTGAAAAAACTTTAGAAGAAAGTAAAATTATAAAAACTCCAGAACTTATAGTTAAACCTAGTATTAGAAGTCAAACAAAGCTAGAAGATTTTATTGTTGTTTTAGATTCTTTAGTATCAGATGAACTTTGTAATAAAATTATATCTGAATATAAAGATTGTGACTTATGGAAAGATACAAGTGTCGGCGGTGGTGAAGTAAATCCAAACGTTAGAAGTTGTTCAGTATTGAATATTAGTGAAGAAAATACCTTACAGTACAATACACAATATAGAAAACAACTTGATTCAGATTTCTTTCTTTCCGCTTCACAAGCCCTTCAGAAGTATAAAGAAAAATTTCCTGATGCAAATGTAGATATAGATACTGGATATGATCTACTCAGATATAAAGAAGGTCAATTTTATATTCAACATACAGATTCATTTAAATTACAACAAAGAGCAATTAGTTGTTCATTCAGTTTGAATGATGATTATGAGGGTGGTGAATTTGCATTTTTTGATAGAGAGATAGTTATTAAGACTAAAAAGGGAGACGCCATTCTCTTCCCATCAAACTTTATGTATCCGCATGAAGTTATGCCTGTTACTTCAGGAACAAGATATTCTATTATAACTTGGTATGTCTGAAAAACTTAAAGGACTTCCTACCATATACTATCTAAATGTTGATAGTAAAACAGAAAGAAAAGAATACATGGAATCCCAATTCGATAAATGGGAAATTTCAAATGTAACTAGATTTTCTGAAGGTATTTTTTATCCGGAGAATTTTAAAGAGTGGGAAAGTCTTGTTTATAAAAGTGAAATATACAAAGAACAAGACTACTTAAAGGTTTGTATAAATCTTTCCACATTGGAAATGGTTAGACATTGGTTAGAGAATACGAATGAAAAATATCTTATTTTGTTTGAAGATGATTATGATCTGAACCTAATAGAATACTGGCATTTTGATTGGAAATATCTAATGACTCATCTTCCATATGATTGGGACTGTATTCAATTGGGATTTGAATCTCATAATTATATTTCATTCTTTCTGCACCCAAAAACAAGCCATAGTTTTTATGGACCAGTATTAATAAATCGACACTTTGCACAAAAGTTAATCGATATCCACACGATCAAGGGAAAATATTCCTTTATCCATAACTATGGTCCAGAATATTTTTATAGATGTCTAGGATTAGATCAGTTTTTTGGATTTGTTGGTAAGACATATCAGATTCCTTTGATTACACAAAACCCAAATCTAGATGAGATTCCAAAGAAACATCATTTCATTTGTAGAGATCTTTATTATAATTGGTGGAAAAACAATAGAGATGATTTTACCCTAAAGGATTTTTTCACATACGGTAAAAAATATGATCATCTAATGACTGTACCGGTTGTTGAATGACTGAATCGAAATTAAAAGATATTCCTCCAATTTATTACTTGAATTTGGATCATAGAGTAGAAAGAAAGCTGTATATTGAAAATCAGTTTAGAAAGTATAATATTAAAAATTATACTAGAATTTCTGCCTCACGTTATGACCCAAAAAATTATTCTGAGTGGAAGTCAAAAATAATTGCGGATGATATTTTAACTCAACCGCAATTTCTTTCTGTATTATTGAATAGGATACAGAGTATTGTGGATTGGTATAACTCAAATACATCTGAAGTTTGTATGATGATAGAGGATGATCTATCATTTGATACGGTAGAATACTGGGACTTTAATTGGAAAGATATCTTTAACAAACTTCCTTGTAATTGGGATTGCATTCAATTTCATATCATAGGCGAGAGGTATATTCCAATGTTCTTATCGAAGTGGACTAAGAACAATCATGCTGCAACTTGTTTTATGATAACAAGATCTTATGCAGAGAAAATGATAAGATTGCACTATGACAATGGATTCTTTAAATTTTATACAAACTATGGATTAAGTGAAAAATGGCCAAAGTATCATTATCAATCTGGTGATTTTGTTCCATATCAAATAGGCGTTACTTATTCCCTACCCCTCTTCATATCGAATTCTCATTTTATAAGTGATGGTTATTTGGATAAACCAAACCATCTAGCTAAAAAGTCTGATGAAGTTGTTTTAGATTGGTGGAAAAATAAGAGTACAAACTACAATATATGTGATATAATGTCTATAGATTCTGTCAATAAAAACGATCTATTAATAAAGTTATAGTATGAATTTAAAAGATAAACTTAAAGGATTGCCAACGATTTATTATTTAAATCTTGACGAAAGACCTGATAGAAAACAATATACTGAAGAACAATACGAAAAATATAAAATTAGTAACTTTAAAAGGTTTTCTGCTTCTAGTTATCAACTTCAAAATTTTGATGAATGGAAAAGTAAAGTAATACTGAATGATATTTCAACATGTAAAAGGTGGAGACAACATTTAATAGAAGTAGCTACTGCTCTTTCCACTATTGATATGCTCAAAAGTTGGTTGGAAAATACAATTGAAGAATATGTTATCTTAATGGAAGATGATTATGATTTAAGTTATATTGATTATTGGCATTTTGATTGGGAATACTTGATGAATAACATTCCTTTCGATTGGGATTGTATTCAACTGGGTTTTGAAAATGAAAAAATTATTCCATGTTATCTACATCCAATATTGTCTGGACATGATAGTGGAGCTGCATTGATAAGAAGAAGTTACGCAGAAAAATTAATAAGACTTTTTTGTGTAGATGAAAAGTATAATCTTGCTCATAAAATTTCAAATTGGAAATGGTCGATAGGACTAGATATACCTAATGTAACTATAGATTATTTCCTAATACATAGTGGAAGAACTTATTCAATGCCTTTGATAAGTGTAAATCCAGATATTGGTAGTTATTCGGTAAATTATGTAAGATCTGATAGACCTGATTTAGTTCTTGCTAGGAAGGCTTATAAGAAATGGTGGACCGTTCTGAGAGATGATTATACATTAGAAGAGTTTTTCATGTATGGAAAACCAAATGATAGAGTTATAACACCTAGAGAACCCGACATTGATAAGTATGTTTGAAAAAGTAAATGAGTTTGAAAACAAAGTCGCAGAATATTTCTCAGCCCCATATGCTGTAGCTGTAGACTCATGTACACATGCAATAGAATTATGTCTTAGACATACTTCATGCAATAATTTGACTATTCCAACTAACACTTATGTTTCTATTCCAATGACTTTAATGAAATTGGAATTGAATTGGACATGGAGAAATGAAGACTGGGAAGATTATTATCAACTAGGCAATTCAAATATTATTGACGCTGCTGTACTATGGAAAGAAAATAGTTATATTCCTGACACCTACATGTGCCTTAGTTTCCAGTATAAAAAACATCTTAGTGTTGGTAGGGGTGGAATGATTCTGTTGCAAAACAAAAATGACTATGATATACTAAAGAAAATGTCTTACGATGGTAGAGATGTTTCTAAGCCTTGGGCTAAACAAGACATTGATACCGTAGGTTATCATTATTATATGACTCCAGAGACAGCTATCTTGGGTTCTTTTAGGTTTAATGAAGTTCGTGATAAACAACCTAAAAAATGGACTTATCTAGATTACCCACACTTACCTGACATGTCTGTGTTTAAATGTTAAATCATATAAAACCTAATTGGAATATCAAAGATTTTTATAATCTAGACTACGTTTTGTCTACACATAAAGATGAAGAGTTGGTTAACCAATATTTAAGTTCTGGTCACAGTGAGGAAAAATTATCTATATACAAGTACCAACAACCAGATCCAATGCCAAAGTGCGTTGAGGAATATATCATTCCTCAATTTTATTTTTTAGATAAAGTTGGCGCAGCAGTAAATTATTTTAAACCAGGACAATATCTACCTCTTCATACAGATCTTTTTGGTAAATATCTAGAAATTAATAACATAGGATCTGAAAATGTTATTAGATGTATGGTTATGTTGGAAGATAATTCTCCAGGCCAAATTTTGCAAGTGAAAGATACTTGTTACTGTGATTGGAAGGCTGGTGATTGTTTTTACTGGAACTATGATGAAATCCATGCATTTTATAATTTCAGTATGAAAGATAGATATGCAATTCAAGTAACTGGAGTATTAAATGAACAATAGTACTAATGAGTGGGGAAGATTAAAAAAGGTTATTGTGGGTATTGCAGATTATGCAAGAGTGCCTGAAATGGATCGTAGTCTGAGATTGATTAACTATGCAGATCGTGAAGATGTTTCCGATGTAAAGTCAGGATTATATCCTGATCAAGTTATACAAGAAGCTAATGAAGATCTAGAAATCTTCCATTTTGATGGATTAGTTCCATTAACTTGTACCTATGATGACAAATTGTATAATGATGAATGTCTAGGGAATAAAGATGTTTTAGCACTCACTGAACACTCTCCTGCTTTTGATGCTGCCAATATTATTAGGGCTAATGATCATGTTTTATATCTAGTTTCTAATAGTGGAAACATTTCTGGTGCGAATAAACTTCAACAAGTTTTGGGTCCAGACATTCAAGTTCATTTACTTCAAGGTGTGTATAGTTATATGCACATTGACACAACAATTGCATTTCTAAGAGAGGGATTATTATTGGCTAATCCAGAAAGGATTAAGAGTAAAGATGTTCTTCCTGCACCATTTAAAAATTGGGATGTAATTTGGTGCCCAGAACCTGTTGACATTGGATACTATCCAGGTTATAATCATGCCTCAACATGGATTAACATGAATCTTTTTAGTGTCAATCCTAATCTCGTTGTTTTAGAAGAACATCAAGAACCAACAAGAAAAGAGTTAGAAAAATATGGTATAGATTGTGCCATGCTTCCTATGAGACACTCAAGAACTTTAAGTGGGTGTTTCCATTGTGTAACTTTAGATTTAGAAAGAGATGACTGAAAATACTCCTATACATCCCAGTGGATTAAATATTATCCAAAATGATGACGGCTCTTTTGCTTTTGAGTGGGATAAAAACGATGAACGATGGTCTTGGCTAAATGACTTGACAGATGATCAAATTAAGATTATTATGGAACAAGCAATCAAGGACTTGACCGATGGACTTTGACTATAAGAAGTATTCTCTTGAGAATCTTGAAAATTGGATGTATGATTCTTTGTCTTCTTCTGAAGCAACCCCACAGGAAATCTATGATGTAATCAAAGGTGTCGTTGAAGAACAATATAATCACTTCACAATTAATGCAAATCGTTGTAATGAATTACTTGTTCTTCTAAATGGTAATAGTCAGAGTAACAAATATGAGACTCATCTGAATAAAGTTTTCAGTTGTGATAAGGACGATTCATCTGAAGAATGTAAAAAGTCTTGGACTTCTTTCTGGGAAGAGAATTATTATCCAGAAGAATACAAAGGTTCGACGGTAAGTAGTGTAAGTAAAGATGACTGTATGCCCCCATGGGGACATAGTGATATGGAAGCACTTCGTTATACCGAAGAAGAACTGAATGAGATGTGTGACAAAGCATCATCGGATCAGGAAAAAGAAAAGTGTCGTGAATATAATCTAAGAGAAGCTGAGTACTACGATAAACGAGCAAAACTTGATGGAGAATACTCCAAATATTACTATGATTATGACCGAAATGATCCAAGTCGGTTGAACCCCTTCAGTGGGAAAATTTATGAGTCTCCAGATGGAGGGAAGACAGTTTATGCTCGCAATCCTGGAGAAACTGAACGAGTTTTGATCAAGGAAGATAAAGTAAAGAAGTGGTTACTTCCCGTTCAACAATCAGTAATTGATGGTGTGGATGACTATTATGTAAATTTTCCAGATGATCTTCTAGAAGCTGCAAACCTTAAAGAAGGAGATCAAGTTGAGTGGGTAGATAATAATAATGGTTCTTATACTCTTCGCAAAGTTACTAAATCACTTGGAATGGATGAGTGCTGATGATTGAAGCTCTTATTTGTGGATACAATCTTTTCTGTCATGTAAAAAATGTGGTAGAATATCCAAGGATACAAACACCTGTAATAAAATATTATGAACCAGGTAAGTCTTGTTATGTAAATGGAACCTTTTATACTAAATGTGAGGATAGACTAAATGGCACTAAGTGAATCTGTAGAAACAAGTTTAAAAGAAGCCGAACAATCTTTGCGTAATGCTCTTGCGTATGCTGCTCGCCAAGAAAAACCTTTCGTCGGTAAACATATTGCAGATATGATTATGGATATTGATAATCTCATTTCTGCAGATAAATTAATTGATAAATTGGAAGAAAGGATGAACGGAGATGATGATAGTAAGAGGGGTCGTTGGGGCCCTTTTGGAATGTAATTGTTACTGCTTGTAAATCAAATATAAAAACATTATTAACTATCATAGATATTGATGGGCGTTGTGTTAGAATTTAAACACAAACGAGGAGGTTTATGACTCATTCCAATTTTCAAACAGGTTCTCTGACAGATTCCGAATGGAACGAGTTGGTAGCACTTAAAAATGCAATCAATCAAAATCCGGCTTCAGTCCATCCAGATAAAATGGAACTCTTTACAGAATTGCTTGTTAGGTCTTGGGATGCAAAGTGTGATCCTCCTAACACATCTACTTGGCGTAAAGGCCATCCGATGGAGGAGTGATGACTTTAGAAGAAAAAATTGATCTCCTCTTTAAAAAGATTAATGTGATTGAAGAAGACGTAAAAGGTATTCAAATACAGATTGACTTAATTGCAGATAGAGTGTATGATTACACAAATGAGTATGAAATAGAACTCTAAATATTACAAAATATCAACAACAAAAAATGAAGTTTACTGTATATTCTAAACCTGAATGTCCTTATTGTTATAAAATTAAACAAGTTCTAGAACTTTGTGGTAAAGAATTTGTTGTTTATACTTTAGACAAACACTTTACTAAAGAAGAATTTTATTCAGAATTTGGTGAAGGAAGTACCTTTCCACAAGTTGTTATGGACAACAAAGTTTTAGGTGGTTGTAATGATACTATCAAGTACCTAAAAGAACTTTCAGTTCTATAATTATGACTAAGCCTCGTGAGTTGTACATAAATAGAGGTGTGGAATTATTGTTAAGAAAAAGGAGGGAAAAACCTGATCAACCAAAAACCTTTAAGTTCAGTTTTGGTAAGATGGTTTCTCTCCTTAGAAGAGAGATTCACGTCTATTTTGAATTTTCATTTGACATAAAAAAGAAAGGAATCTCTCGGAGGTAGAACCATGACAGCACCATTAGTTGCCATATTTTGTATGGTATCTTTCATGTTCTTAATAATTGGTGGTATAGTGGGTTGGTTATGGAAAGAACATGTTGTTTTTTCAACTCCTCAACAAGTATTCGCTCATCCAGAAATGTTTGACGACAATGGGAATATCATTCCAGACGAAATAATTGCAGTACGATTTGAAAATAGCTATGACGACTACGAAGAAGACGACGACTAGTAAAAAGTCTTCGACAACTACTAAAAGTCCTGTCGCAAAAAAGACAACGACTCCTAAGGTTACTAAAACCGTAGAGAAGATTGAATTGACTCCAACTTCTTACGTCCATGAAATTTTTTCGGCTGTTGTTGCCGAAAGAACTAAGGATAAAAAAATTAATATCCTTCAACAATATAATGAAAACTTTATTAAATCTCTTTTGATTTGGAACTTTGATGAGTCAATAACCTCAGTCCTTCCAGAGGGAGAAGTTCCTATTCAACAAAATGAAAATGCTGATAAATCTCCAAGTTCTAATATCCGTAAAGAATGGAGTAAATTTTATAACTTTGTGAAAGGTGGAAATGATAGTATGAATAAACTTCGTAAAGAAACGATGTTTATTAATATGTTGGAATCTTTTCACCCAGGAGAGGCTGAGGTATTGTGTCTTGTAAAAGATAAAAAACTTCAAACTAAATATAATATCACCAAAGAACTTGTATCTGAGGCGTACCCTGATATTACATGGGGGAATCGTTCTTGATATGTCAGTGAATATTATTCATGGAAATTGTGATCCCGTTCTTGCAAAAAATCGTGATCTGCCCAGGAACTCATATCTAGTTACTTATGGTATAGATGATGATGTCCAGTATGATGTAGTTCAAGCTGGATCACAAGTTGATATTTTTAATTATTATTGGGATAAGTACAGAGATGTGAGAGGTATTAAATGGACGGACGGAACGATCAATCCAAAGATGTGGAACTATCAACCACCAGAGAAGAAAAAGAAAAAGTAATTTCTGGTGATTTAAATATTCAAATGAACCTTGATCAAATCAAGGAAGTGAAAAAACAGTATAAAAAAATTAAAAGGTATATGCGATCTTCTATTTACACTGTAGCCATGATGGACGGAAGAGAACAAATCGTAAGTCGTTTACTAAAGGATCAGGAGGACAATCCTACTTAAATGGGAAAGCACTATCTTCTTAACTTGTTTGGATGCTCATTCGCTCACTTGAACGATGAGCATTTTCTTATGGATCTCTTAGAAAATGCAGCAGCTGCAAGTGGAGCAACTGTATGTCAAACTATCTTTAAAAAATTTGATCCACAAGGAGTAACTGTACTCTGTTTATTATCTGAGAGTCATATAAGTATTCATACTTGGCCGGAAGATGGTAAAGCCGCATGTGATGTTTATACATGTGGAGATTGTAATCCAAAAATAGGATGTGATATAATAATTGCACAACTAAATGCAACAAATCACACACTAAGTTATATTGAGCGTTAACTAAATACACTATATCTGGAGAAGTATATGCTCTCTACTCAATACCGTCTTCGCCTAGAAGCAATCTGTGAACGAATTGCAAAAGGTGAATCTGTAGAGCTAAGTGATATGATATGGGCAGAAAAATTATCTAAGTCTAACAGAAGTGCAGCAACAATTTTAAGACAAGCAAGACGACGTGCTGCTAATCCCAATATGCAAGAAGGTGATATGGATGACTTTATGAATCAACTAGATTTAGGTGATCCAGATCCTTCAAATCATAGAACAGGATTCAATAGTGTAGATGATATAATCGACTTCTTTTCTGGTGATAAACCAGATGATTGGAGACAAAGAGATTAATTGTAACAAATAATACAAAATAACTTGCATAGATAGTATGAATAGAGGTATAATAATCCTCTAACGTTCATCCTATGACTAAGGCACTTTTGCTTTTGGCATGGGTTCCACTTCTTTCTGTTTCTACGCCACAACCAAAGTCATTTCCTGTGAGTATAAGTTGTGACGCAGCGTGGGAACTAATGGACATCGTTAAAAACGACGATGTAGTTATTCAAAGAGTAGAAGACCGATTGCTATTAGAACTCCGAAAGGATGTTGTCAATAAGTGCTAAAACTGAATAGGACGGAAGTAAGCCGACTCGGAACGGATCGTTCATCTATGGAAGCATTCCTTTTAACTTGTCTTCAGGCCAATTTTATTATTGGGAGGGTAATTACCCATCCAAAATTGGACGCTCAACAAAGAAATGATATAGTTTGGGAGGTTAAACAAGTAACTAAAAAAGGTTGCTTTATAGACGCAAAAGCCGACTGAAGGAACGCTCTTTAGCCTCAAAATTAAGGAGAACCCTAATGTCTAAAGTCGTTTATAGAGGGTGTCAGTACGACACTGAAGATGCAAAGAAAGAGTATGTGTCTTGGTATAACAAAACACACGCTCCTGCTCATCCACAAAATACATATCGTGGAGTAGCGTATCGTCCATGCAAAAACATGGAGGTGCAGAAGTGAAAAAACTTAACTTCCTACAACTCATTAAAGAACAAAAACAAAAACAAGATCGTCGTTATCAAGCTCAACTTGCACAATTAGTAGGGGCAAAATGATGGCACAAATCATCATATCGTCTACTGCTGCAATTGCTTTAACTACGATAATGTTATCCTTGTATATTCAATGGATTTATAAGTAAATTATTGAGGAGGGTTGATCCCCTCCTTTTTTTATGGTAAAATGGATGAGAGAACTATTATTCCATGGATAAAGAAAGACTAAAATTAATCGTAAGAAATTTGGAATCACTTGTAGATGCACTTAAATCTGAAGTTTATTCGGATCCAGATTCTTACAAACAACCAAAAGAAAACCTGAATCATATCAGTGATTATGATGAGGTTTTTGACGACGATGGATACCCAGATTGAGGAATTGAAATGACTGTAAAACTTATTTCGGTAACGCCTGATGCAGAAAAAACAATGGCGTATGTTGCACGAGTTAGTAATCCTGCGAATCAAGACAACGAAAACTATGCCAAGTTGCTTGCTTATTGTATTAAGCATAATCATTGGTCTGTTTTTGAACAGTCTTTTATGACTCTTGAAATTGAAACGAATCGTGGTATCGCAGCCCAAATCCTTCGACACCGTTCGTTTACATATCAAGAATTTTCACAACGTTATGCAGATTCTTCTTTGTTGAGTGACTATATTCCTGTTCCAGATCTTCGTCGTCAAGATACCAAGAATCGTCAGAACTCAATTGATGATATTCCAGACTATGAGAAACTGACTCTTCAAAGTAAGATTCAAGAACACTTCGCACAATCAATGCAACTTTATAAACAACTTCTTTCTCATGGTGTTGCAAAGGAGTGTGCTCGTTTTGTTCTTCCCTTGGCTACACCTACACGTATCTACATGTCTGGCTCTTGCCGTAGTTGGATTCATTATATCAATCTGCGTTCTGAAAATGGAACTCAAAAAGAACACATGGATATTGCCTTGGCTTGCAAAGAAGTCTTTAAAGAACAGTTCCCTTCAGTGGCTGAAGCACTGGAATGGTAACTATATAAAATTGCCCCTATAGGAGGTATAATCATGTACTATCAAACACAAGCCCTATCCAAAGACAATGGTTGGACAACATGCACAATTGTAGACAATTCAAATAAAGATAAGTGGATTGTAGAATATAATGAAGATGGAAACATGGTTAAAAAGGAAATAAATCCAGAAGAAATTCATAGTTTAGATTATTCAATTATGGAGTTGAGCCAATAAAATGTCTGTATCTATTATATGTGCCTGTAAAAATAGGTTGAATGCTCTTAAAATTTCTTTGAGTTCTTGGTTGTTATTTGACGAAGTAAAAGAAATTATTATTGTTGATTGGAGTTCTGATCAACCTATTCATCATTTAGCTTCTTTGAGTTCTAGAATCAAAGTCATTAGAGTTAATAATGAAGAATATTTCAATCAATCGCAACCATTAAATCTTGCAGCTAGATTTGCAACACAAGAAAATATACTCAAATTAGATTGTGATCATATCCTAAATCCTTATTATAATTTTTTTAATATCCATAGTTTCGGTCGAAAAGGTATTTTTTATACTGGAATTAATGATAAAGTTGATGATCCTTGTGTGCATCCTCTTTGGGGAATTCTTTATGTTAGAAAAGAAGACTTTATTAACGTAAATGGATTTAATGAAAAGATGGGTAAATATTATGCTGTTGAAGATGATGAATTAGTAATGCGCCTAAGAACCTTTGGATTGGAAGCGTTACCAATTCATTTAAAAGTTCTTTCTGCTATCCATATTCCACATCCAGATAGGGTTAGGGTAGAAAATTTTGAAGGATATGAAGAGTCTTCAGAAAAATTTGATGAGAATGCATTTGAGATCTATCAAGAAACTACTGGTAAAGAACATCCTCAAGGTATGTTAGGTTTGTTAGATCCATCTGTTCAATTAGTAAAATATTCTCATTTGGCTAGAGAACATAAAGAGAAAAACATGCATGAGTTTGGAGTTAAAAACTTTATTAATAATCCAAACGTTAAAAGACATATAGATGATAGGAAAGGCTATTATCGATATAAATTATTTGACTGGAAAACTAAAGAAGTTCTCCCTGGTGTCTTTTTAGCTAAGAAAAAAGAACTTTATAAACCAGAAGAGTTGGAAGAACTGAATAACAAAATCGAATTAGAAGTTGATGTTGCTTTTGAAAAAGAAAAACTTCATGAACTTCAAAATTTAGAGGAAGAAACTTTTTCTGAGTTGGAAAGACTTATGGAAGAGATTCAGTGTGATGATGAAGAAGAAGTTCAAGATAACTCTGAAGAAGTAGAAAATGTAGAAGAAGAACTACATGATGTCGAACAGATTTTAAAGAAAATTGAGCCTACAAATATCTAAAAGTTAAAAATGAGTGTGTCGGTAATTTCTGCTTGCATGAATAGGGTAGATCCTCTTAGTGTATACATAAATTCTTGGGTTTTATTTGATGAAATTGATGAAATTGTATTCGTAGACTGGAGTTCTGATAAGTTTTAAGATCATCTATTGAAGATTAGTGAGAAAATAAAAAGAGTTTATGTTCCAGATCAAAAATACTTTAACAAAACTCAGTCATTAAATCTCGCATTTAGCTTGACTAAAGGAGATAATATATTAAACTTAGATTCGGATACAATTTTGAATCCATACTATAATTTTTTCAAACAATATGAAGTAGATGATACATGTTTTGTAAGTGGAATGTATAATCCACCACATCCATGTTATAGACCTCTAGGGGGAACTTTATATGTTACTAGAAAAAACTACCAAAATTCATTATACATATATAATTTAGGAAAAAATATTTTTAAATTTAAATAAATTTAAAACTATTTTTCGTGCAAGTCATTTTTTTTATGTCATAGCAGGAAATAAAAAATGAATTAAAGAAGATCTTGAAAGTCTTTTGGTGAAAAAATCTAGAGATGTTGATTCTTATATCGACTATGCAATATTATCTCACCATACTGTACTTAATATGAAAAAGTACAAAAGATATAAAGGAGATGACTTTTATGTTGATCCTGTGGTAAAATGGAATGTAGAACAAGTAGATAATCAAAACTACATTGCTCGAAAAATAACCCAATAAATAAACTCATAGTCATTATTATCTTATGCCCACATATCCTGTAATCAATCTTGAAACTGGCGAAACTCAAGAACTCGTAATGTCTGTGAAAGACTATGAACAATGGAGGAAGGACAATCCTAATTGGGACAAAGATTGGTCTCAAGGATGTGCTTCTGTCGGTGAAGTCGGTGAGTGGAAAGATAAACTGATCTCCAGAAATCCAGGCTGGAATGATGTTCTCCACAAAGCCTCAAAAGCACCTGGTTCTACTGTAAAAAAACTCTAAATGGCAAGATCAAGAAAATCATCAACTGGCAACATTGGAGTCGGAATGAGTGCCAAACAAATGAGGCGCAAAAAGCCCATTAATTCGGATTTGATGGTGGACATTTCTCCACTAACTGACAATCAAAAATTATTCTTTGATGAATATAAAAAAGGAAAGAATGTTTTTGCCTATGGTGCTGCTGGTACTGGTAAAACATTTGTAGGATTGTACCTTGCTCTTAGAGACGTTCTTGATGAAAGAACTCCTTATGAAAAAGTTTACATTGTAAGATCTCTTGTTGCTACTCGTGAAATTGGTTTCCTTCCAGGAGACCATGAAGATAAGTCTAGTCTTTATCAAATTCCTTATAAGAACATGTGTAAGTACATGTTTGAACTTCCATCAGATGCAGACTTTGAAATGCTCTATGGTAATCTGAAAGCTCAAGAAACAATTTCATTCTGGTCTACAAGTTTTATTCGTGGTACTACTCTTGATAATGCAATTGTCCTTGTAGATGAAATGCAAAACTTGAACTTCCATGAATTAGATAGTATAATTACTCGTATTGGTGAAAATAGTAGGATTGTTTTTTGTGGTGACGCAACTCAATCTGACTTAATTAAAACCAATGAAAGAAATGGAATTATTGATTTCATGAAAATTATTCGTGCAATGACATATGATTTCTCAATGGTTGAATTTGGAGTTGATGATATTGTTCGTTCTGGACTAGTCAAAAACTACATTGTTACTAAATTGGCTCTAGGTATGTAATGTTCGTTCATTTAGATTATTTAAAAGAAGAAGTTGATTTACAAGCAGAAATGATTGAAGGGACTCGTTTTTACAGAGTCCCTTCTGGTAAATTATATCCTTCAATCACTTCCGTAACTAGTTTTTACGGAAGACAAAAATTCATTGATTGGCGTAAGAAAGTTGGTGAAGAAGAAGCCAATAAGATCACTAAGGTTGCAACAGATCGAGGAACAAAATTTCATGACATTGTTGAAAAGTATTTGTTGAATGAAGACATTGACAAATACAATCCTCTTCCTGTAACGAAGTTTCTATTTCTTGCGGCAAAACCTTATCTTGATCGTATAAATAATATACATGCTTTGGAAAAGTCGCTCTATAGTGACTATTTCGGACTTGCGGGCAGAGTTGATTGTATCGCAGAGTACGAAGGGGAGCTCGCAGTTATTGACTTCGAGACTTCAAAGAAAATAAAACCAGAAGAATGGATTGAAAATTATTTTGTCCAGGAAACAGCATATGCTTGCATGTATTATGAAATGACTGGTATTCCAGTTAAAAAATTGATTACAATTATGGTCGCTGACAATGGAGAATGTTTTGTCTATGAAAAAAGAAACAAGGATCACTATATTAAACTTCTTACCAAATACATCCGAGAGTTCGTCACTCACAAAACAGAAACCTATGTATAACAATACTGAACAAGTAGACTCACTAATAAAAGAAAAGTTTCTTTGTCAGTCAAAGTTTGCACAGGATATCGAGTATCTTGTAATGACATCTAAAATTAATTACATAGAGGCTATTGTAACCTATTGTGAAGAAAATGGAATTGAATTTGAATCGATATCAAAGTTAATTTCTAAACCACTAAAAGAAAAATTAAGAAACGAAGCAACCCAACTTAATTTTCTTAAAAAAACAAGTCGTGCTAAATTAGTATTCTGATGACGCCAATAGAGGTATATAAAACATACCTGGCATTCAAGAATCATTTCACTAAACCAAACTACGATTATTTTCAATATTGCGGAAAGTCCAGGGCTTCAACAGAGTCCTTTAACAAAAGGAAAGATCGTTACTTCTTTGAACGTATGTCTCGTCAGAAATCTGATGATGAGATCCGTCAATACTTCTTGGCTAATTTTGTAGAATGTGATGATCCTTCTAAACTCTGGATCGGTGAAATTATTGAGTCAGGTGAAAAAAATTACACCAACTGGTTAAAAAGATCACAAAGTCTTTCTTATCTCTTCAAAACTGAGGCTGAAGTGTTTCTACATAAAGATTCTTTTGATTCATTATTTGAGATTAAAGGTTCATCTCACCCAGATATTCTTAAAAAATATCTACAAAACGCAATATCCATAGAAACTTTCGTTATAATGGATATAATCCTAAATTTTTCTAAAAAATTTGATAAAAAACTACTAGATCCTGTGTGGGAATCCGTCAGTTTGCGTATAAAAAAATACAAGTCTTTCCTAAATATTGATAAGGAAAAGTACACACAGACACTAAAGGAGATTGTATTGTGAGTGGATTTTTTCAATCCGAAATTGTAAGAGAATCCATCAAAGAGATGGAAGAACTCCAACAAAAAATTATTGAAGATACTTTTAAAGCCCCTCTTAAGAAGCTGCAGAGTTTCTTGGGTTTAATGGTAATAATGTCAATGAGTTATTTTCTGAAATGGAAAATACTCTAGAAAGACTAGATAAAATTGCAGAAATAGAATAACATGTCCTACCACTACAAAATCACCTCCGCATATTGTTATCACAATGGTGAGATTGTAGACATGTATTTCATCAATGGAATTCCTTTTACATTTGATGATATTCCTTTAATTATGCAACAAGATCCTTATATTCAAATGGAAGCTGAAGATAATTATTCATACACATCTGAAGATATGTATAGGTGGTCTAATTATCTGATTGATGAACTATGTCATCCACTTCTTTTCGAGGTGGCTCTAGAAAATCCAGAAGAAATGCCTAAAGACTAATGAAGACTTTCAAACAATTCTGCACAGAAGCTTATCAAGTACAAGAACTATTTGGATTTGGTCAAAAACCAAAACCCAAACCAAATAAACAAGTTCTTGCTTATAAAAACTATCAACCAGGAGTACTTGATAAATCAACAGGAAAATTTACTCAAAGAGCTCATACTGGTGATGAACAAAAGAGATATGGATGGAAACCAGTGAATGTAAGTTCATATAGTAAGGCAGATACTCCTGGATCACTAACCGCTAGTGGACATAAGTTTGATGACAAACAAAAATTAGTTGCAGTTCCTTATGCATCTAAAACTAGTTCCAAACCATCTACACCATTTGGAACTAAACTTCACATGACTAGAGCTCCTGGAGTTACACCCGTTGCAAAAACTTCTGTCCAAGACACTGGAAATTTTGGGCCTGCAGGAGATTACAATAAGAAAACTAGTTATGATCTTTCTCTTTCGACTGCAAGAGATGTGGTTGGAAAACCAAATATTACTGCACAACAGTTTGGTAAACAAAAAGTTTACGTTCGTAATGAACCTCAAACGAAACCAACCAAGAAAAAATAATTCTAGATGGGGCTTGACATCCCCAGTTCACTGCGGTAAACTAAAGTCGTCCCAAAGGCCAAATACACTCAATACGGAGAATACAAATGTCTTTTGCTGATCTCAAGAAACAGTCCCGCGCTGGTTCGCTGACTGAAAAACTGATCAAACAAGTTGAAAAACTGAATAGTGGAGAAGGTGGATCTGATGAACGTTTCTGGAATCCTGAAGTAGACAAAGCCGGAAATGGTTATGCAGTTATCCGATTCCTCCC